GACGCAGTAGATCAAGCCTCAGCTTCTGAAGGCATCCCAAGATCACATTTCATTGAGCGCGTTCTTGCGCATCATCTCAACATCAAAACTTCGTAAATGACTCAAAGTAGAACACCTGTCAAGATTTACCTCTCTGCTGAAGAACGACAGATTTTGGATCAGCAAGCCAAACAGCTTGGTGTTCACCGTGGGGAAATGATTCGTGAGCGTGCATTGTCTGCACCACAGCAAGCCGCAGGCTTGCCGCGAGGCCCACAGGTTTACGCCGATGCCCTGGAAGCCGCTGCACGGTCTTACAGCGGTATTCCGCGAGTCGCTATGGCAGGCATTGTCAGCGCAGTAATCAAGTCGCTTGCAACTCACTGACTGGTATGCCATAATGGTCGTCGAGGGCATCATCCCGCTACCTCGTTAAAGCGATTGGATGCCTCGGCAGGAGATGAGAGACCTGCAGGTTTGCTACCGCCTCATGACGTTTTCCGCGAAAACGCAAGAGGCAACAACATTCACAACTGAATCAAACATGGGCGCACGCACGCTGTACCCTGCTCCGCCGTGTCCAAACTGCAGCAACGTCAGCCGTGTTTACAACACTGCCTACACCGAAGACGGACGCATTCTTCGCAACAGACAGTGCTCTTGGTGCGGTCACTCCTGGTGGACTCTACAAACACCAGAACAAAGCATTGATCCACTTACGCATCGTGTAGAGCTGCCCGTGTCATACAGAAACAATAAACACCTACCAGCGCGTATCCTGCGCATCAAATCATGCACACCATCGCCATCATCATCTGCCTGATCACACTGCCAATTGTTTTGCTGCTGTACTTCACCGCATCAAAGCAGCAACATGCAAAACGTATGCGAAAAGCAGGTTGCACCTACCGTGTCATTGCGCAACGCTTAGGCGTCTCTAAAACCACTGCACGAAACTACTGCCTACCGTGAAGTGCTTGACACGCCTCAAATAAATGCCATCATGGCCTTGGGAGAGATCCCACCACTTCGCAGACTCTAAAATGAACGACTCACTAGCGCTCGGCCTGATCATCGCTGATTACGCACGACGCGACGACTTTCAAGGCATGTGGGACGATCTGATCGTCACCTATCGCCGTGGCAGCACACTGCAGGAACTCGCAGCTGAACTTATTGAAGCTGATGAAGAATTTCGTGCAGAACAGGCAAGCTGAGTTATCCTTGCCTCGGGGTTTAGCGGCTCCGGGGAGTTAGTCAAACACGGAGGCGCAAGCCTCCTTTTTTTTCTTCATTCATGCCTGACAACGTTAATCACCCTGATCACTACCAAGGCAGCCTTGAATGTATTACTGCCATTCGTGCAGCATTGACGCCTGAAGAGTTTCGCGGCTTCTGCAAAGGCAATGTCATCAAATACGCTTGGCGTGAACGCAACAAAGGCCAAGACGAATCTCTTGCCAAGGCTCGTTGGTACATCGACCAGCTTGTCGATTACTGATGACACGCGGAGCTAACACGCGCAGGCTCACCGATCAGCAAGTCATCGACATCCTTCAAAGCGATGACAGCGACACCAGCTTGGGCAGGCGTTACGGCGTCAGCCGTTCAACCGTTGGTTACATCCGCAACGGCAAGCACTTTTCCAACATTCGGCCTGACATCCCACGCCGCAACAGTAAGAACTGCAGCCGTTGTCAGCACTGGCAAAATACGCGTTGCACTTTTGGTTTCCCTGATCCGCAGGAGGAAGGCTTGCACGCTGCAACCTATTGCAACTTGTATACGCCTGACTAGCCGCTTGCGTTTTCCTGACTGGTATGCCAAACTATTGATCAAGCGGGAGACCGCATCGCATCTCACTCATGTACTACCACCACGAATCGCTTCTTCAATACGAAGCAAGTCAACGCTACGACGAACGCTCTGACGCACTCCTAGCAGCTTCCTACCGTCCGTCTTACACCGTCACCACACCAGACTGGCAGCAAGACGCAGACAACGACGAAGAGTTAAAACAGCTCCTTGATGACGCTATCCTCTGCGGCTTCAACGACTCTCAGGTCACCGTAGAAACTCTGCCTTTTTAATAACATCGCCGGGAAGCCTGACACCTGTGGGCTGCAGGTTGAAAGCTATACAACACCGTACGCAGACGGAAAGGCAGGGCGCGTTTGTGGTCGCGATCAATCTCCCGGCATCAAATTTCCTTTAACTTGTGATTGCATCATGGGAAAAAACGCAAAGCGAAAAAAACAACGCAAAAATTCGAAAACCAAAGAAGTGTATCTTGTCGGCGAGCAAGCTGAGGTTTTTGATGAGCAGATGACCACGGACAAAGAGTGGTTTGAAGCCAGTCGGGAATCTGTTTATTTCAGGCCGCAAATTGATGGGGAATTTTCTGAGTTCACAATGATGGGTCATAAAGTTCCTTCTATTGATATTTTTGGAGATGGCGATCAGCCAGTGCCTGTGCGTAAAGATTGGACTTGTGTTATTGACCTTGGCCGAATAATGAACCAAGGAGGCCCGCCTTCTGGCTGGAGAACTCGTCTTGCAGTACCTTGCCCAATAACGCCTCAAATCAGGCAGGCAATGCTTGAAGCTGCTGTGGACTACGGACAACGGATGATTTTGGCGTCTCAGATGGCATCGGGGTCTACCCCTTTGGTCAAATTTAAAGAGCTTCAAAAGGCATCAAGCGTGCACCATCAGAAATGACGTGCAAGCACTTTCACCAACGACCATGCTTCCTGAGCGCTTCGTGTAAGTCCTAAACACTTCTTCTCAACAATGGACAAACAAAACCGACTCCGCCAAGCTGAACAAAGCAACATCCATCAAGCATTCATAGACCATGACGCAAGACTTCAGCAGGCTTTCGCCAATGCCAAAAATCCGAAGCCTTTCCTCTGGATTCGTACTCCTCACGGTTGGACCATATCAAGAGACGATTGAACCACACGAAATTCAAACCGTCACTAAACTCCTGCAACAACGCTACATCAGCAACTTTTTGCCGGATTCCGAAAACTGCTACATTTTTGGCAATCGCAAAAACTTCTTAGACTGTTTATCCTCTGCAGCGCAAAACTTTGTTCAATAACATGCTCAAAATTCTTTAATCTGCTAACCTCATCGCAGATACTAAATTTGCGTGGCAAGTCTCAGCGACCTGAAGCACGATCATAAAAACGCACGTAAGCGTACTGATCGTTCTGCCAAGCTGATTGCAGAATCACTTGAGCGTTATGGCGCGGCACGCTCTATCGTCATCGACGAAGAAAATCGCATCCTTGCAGGCAATGGCACCATCGAAGGTGCCAAAGCTGCAGGCATTAAAAACTTGCGCGTCATTGAAACGGACGGTACTGAAATCATCGCCGTCAAACGCACAGGCTTATCTGAAGAAGAAAAAGTCGGTCTTGCCCTGGCTGATAACCGCACAAGCGATTTGTCTGACTGGGATGCAGACATGCTCAAGCAGCTCAGCGAAGAGCAAGACATCACCCCTTGGTTTGAAGAAGATGACCTGGCGGAAATTATCGGTGAAGTTGAGCAACTTCATTCCGAAGGTCTGACCGATGCTGACGACGTACCTGAAGCACCAGAAGACCCCATCACCAAGCCAGGCGACCTCTGGGTCCTCGGCAACCACCGCTTGCTCTGTGGCGACAGCACCAACATCCAGCACGTCGAACGACTCATGGATGGGCAGAAGGCTCAGACCTTTTTTGTTGATCCTCCATACGGCGACAACGTCGGAGGCTTGGAGCCTAAAAAGGCTTCTGAGCGCATACCTGGCAAAGGGCTCGTTAAGCGTGTTTCTTTCATTGCCAACGACAAAGAAATTGATTGGCTTGAAGATGTATTTAATCTCGTCCCTGCATACCTTGAGCAGGACAACACCAAAATGGTGTTCTGCAAATGGGACCGCCTAGAGCAAATCAAGCAGATGGCGGCTGCTTGGGGAGAGCCTTCTGCGCTCTGTGTCTGGGATCGGGTTCGCAAGGCGTCGGCTTTTTTCCGCTTCCAGCCTCAACACGAACTCTGTTGGCATTGGGGCAATCAGTCAGACAAAAAAGAGCAGGCCGCGCTGTCTAACGTTTGGCGTGTCCCCAAAGAGCTTGAACTTAAAGAGCTTCATCCAACCGTCAAGCCTGTTGACATCATTGAGCCAGCTCTTCGCGTCACGACCGCCCAAGGCAAAACCGTCCTCGATCTCTTTGGCGGTTCAGGCACAACACTGATCGCGGCTCAGAAATCTGGCCGCCATTGCCGAATGATGGAACTCGACCCCGCCTACTGCGACGTCATCGTCAAACGCTGGGAAGACTTCACTGGCAACACCGCCATCTGTGAACCTTCTGAGGCACACTTTGATCAGGAGGCTCTTGACATCTGATGGCAGCTCGCAACTCATACCAAGGCCAAGCAGTCGAACGCTCAAAACGCTTCGCACGCATCATTGCCAACGGTGGTCGCCGCTCTGACTGCCTTCGCTACGCAGAAGAAAATTGGGGGGTTAAAGCCAGCTCCTGCGATCGTTACCTCAAAATGGCCCGTGATCAGCTAAAAGCTGATTGGGACATCGAACGTCCGCAGATGATCGCTGATTTGCTGTCACAGTGCTCAACATTGCAAATGGAAGCAAGGCGTGCTGGTCAATATCACATAGCCTTAGGAGCGATTAACACCGCTGCCAAACTGGC